GGCCGTAAAAGCCTATGACGATGAGAAATCCCGACTAGAGCTCACGAAAGAAGAACACAATAAGGCGGAAGCCCGTGCTCGTATTGTCGAAAAGTGGGCAGTTAAGTATCCGCAGTACAAGTTTATCTTCATGAATCAGGTTGAAGAAATCTGCAAGAAGTATGCTCTTGTGTGCGGGAGTGTAGATCGGTATATTGGGGACGTTCCAAAGAAAAACGCCCTTGAAATTACAAACTTCAAGGTTAAAGAGGAGGATATATACTTTCACCAGAGGTATAAAGGAACTGGTCGCTTCCGTTCATGGGGTGGTAGCACTGAAATGGACCTGAAGAGGGACAAGTTCGTTGACACTGGCGAAATGATGAGACAGAAACAGCCTTATGAACCCGAGTCGTTATGTGCGCGAACAATAGGTACGAATGAGTTAAGCTATAAAACGCTATCCGACTATTATTCGTATGCCGCGCAGAAGAGGGAGCAAGACCCTTATGAGTATACGGCGGTTCCCTTCTATATTTGCGCCCCGGCGTCGGATATGACGGTGAACCAGAGTACGCGGCAAAACGGCGTGTTTCTGCAAGATATCCCCGATCCTATTGTTCTACATTTCGTAAAAGATGGTTTCCTGATTGTCTCCAAGTGGGGGCTGGAAGGTGACGATCCGTCGCTAGTAAACGAAAACATGAATTAATGAAGGCTATTCAGTTGACAGGGGAGCAACTTCGCAAGCTAGACGTACTAGCTCAAGAAGTTGCTCCTTATTTTGAATGTAGGGTAAGGCAAAGTGCAAGTATGCCGCCGAGATACTACATATATGATGCATTGGAAGACGAGTGGTATCCGTGGCTAGAATTTTGCTTCACAATTCTATCTAGTATGATAGCTAAGAAGTACATTGAGCATCATATGGATTGTACAGAAAGCTGGGCTAAACGTATGATATTGCAAAAGTTAGCCCATGAGATTGAAACCCATAATCCTATAGATACGCTATATGAGATTATGACAAACCCCGGAGCTTATGCCCAAGGTATGTAATCATAGTGACTGTCCCAGAGCTCAGTTCGGAGGAGGCTATTGCAAAATACACCAGTATATGCGTGGCGCTCCACCTGCTGTCAGGCAGCATAAGACAGCCCGCAGGAAATCGGGAAAGCAAATTAATGCTATCTCCCCACAACTACGAAAGAAAGCAAAGGAATACTCTGATTTAAGAGTCCTATACTTATACAGGCACGCTTTGTGTGAAGCAAAACTGCCAAATTGTAGACGAATAGCCACAGACATCCATCATAAGAAAGGCAGGGGAAAGTATTTAAATGATATAACTACTTGGCTTCCAGTGTGTAGGAATTGTCATCATCGAATCGAGACGTTTCCTAAGGAAGCGAAGACGCTAGGTTTATCACAAACACGACTTGTATGAATACTATAGATTTAGATGCTATCATCAATAGCAATCCAATGACAGCTATACTTAGTGTGGTTCACAAAGACAGGATCAAGATGTTAATAGCAGATGGTATCCATCAAGCTCTTGTATTAGCTAGTGAGAATGCTAAGGTGACAGCATATGACTATGAACCAGATCAACGTCATTATGTAGACAAACAATCTATACTTGATACTGAGAAACTTATTAAGTAAAATGACGACGATAAAATCATTCGTTGAAAGACTAGCCAAGATCGGCATCAAAGTAGAGTTTATTGGCAACTTCCCAGGGGTCTACCTAGACAAAGTAAATAACATCAAGGTAAAGGGAACATACGCTGGTAACCACGGCTTTACCGCCTTCTTTCTAGGTATAAGGCCCGGAGAGCAGGAGAAAATCACCGATGTTGGTATCATATTCGATAAAATAAGGGAAGCGCTAAATAGATCAGATAGTACATAACTGCAATGACTGTCCATATGCAGTCTACTGGGAGCAAGCAGGAATGCATTGCGAACATCCCCTATATCAGGATCGCTACGATGAAGCCCAAGAGATTGAGCAATTCTACGATGCTGACATGTCACCGGATTACTATCCACTTAAACTTGAACCTGTAACCATAAAATTTGAATTATGAAGACTTTAGAAGAAATCATCAAGCAAGAGCCCGTGTATCTGGGGGCCTTCACAGACAAGCACGAAGTGGCCACGGCGTTCGAAAACCCCGGAATTCACGGTGTAAACCTGCTGTTCTCAGTGTACGCTTACAAATCCTACTCAGGGGAAGCTTTTGTTCTATTCGAGGCGGAGGGGAAGCTGTACGAAATTAATGGATCACATTGCTCATGTTATGGCTTAGAGGGCCAATGGCGGAACTGGGAGGAAGTGTCCTTGGAAGGATTGGCTCATCGTTTAACTCAGGGAAGTGAGGGTTATAACCGCTACAGAGACTTAAACTGGGCTGACGAGTTGTGCGAATTCATTGGTATACCTAAAAAAAATAAGAGATGAGTAAACCAAATGAGCCCAACTTTGGCTATAATGTCAAAGCAATGGACTGGTGGCAGAATCTATCCGCAGAGGATAAAATCCACTGGGGTGGACCTAACCACGATAAAATGGATTTCGAAGCTATTCGTCGAATCTACAACAGGGTCCACTAATGAGTAAACTCTATTCAGTTGGCATTCATCGAAACGGAGTATTCGAGAACCAACATCCCAATCTACAGGGACTCCTGAATGGACTCTCTGATGGGACATATCTTATCAGCTTTCAGCGAATGGCACCAAAGGCTGATATAAAAGACTATCGTGCCTGTTATTTCGCTAAGATTCAAATGCTTGGCGACGAGGTGGGACACACAAAACAGGAAATGCACGAAATCGTTAAAGAGCATGTGTTAATCAAAATGCTCAACGAAACTCCTGCGTTATTCACTGAGCTTGTGCTAACTACTAAAGCCTTGACAGATGAAGGCTGGATAGCTCTATTAGAGCAGATGGACTTCTGGGCATGGACAGAGTATCATGTCATTCTTCAATAAACACATATGCCGCAGAGACAAAGAGCTCTCTGGTTTATGGGCGCAACGAAGGAGCAAATCGAAAAGAATCTCCCTCCAACGTTCACCACCAAGGCTGACGCCATAGCTGCATGTAATTTGATACTTAACAGTGTCACAACGTATTATCCTCCTGATCTGCTGACTCCGTATTGGCAGGAAGTGATCAAGGAGCTTGAAAAATTCACAATTCACAAGTAAAACTTATTTATGAGCAACGCAAAAATTGTAGCTCTAGAAAAAGCCGTCAAAAAGGCAGGCTATAGTTTCGAGGGTGATGAACTCACCGGAGACGATGGTGAGAGTATCGTGGAATTTGAGTTTGAAGAAGATGCTGTACTTTCACATTGTTGTGGTGTGCAGGAGTGGGGTGGTTTCAAACTGTATGCGTACTTTGCATGCACCGGATTCCCTAAAAAGGGAACTATTGAGTACAGGGCTATCCTTCTAACAATCATACGCAAGCTGTTGTATGCCAAGAGAAACGAACTGGAGACCAATCAAAATTTGTCTCGCAAACGCGCGGCTACAAAAGCAGGTGTCAAGGTAGCGAGAGGGGTGATATTCACCACCAATGGTCGGGATGACAACGCAATTATCGAAGACGCTTTGCGACTTATCCCTAAGGAGTTTACGGCTGCTTCGCGTACTATGAATCCAGATAGTGGTAGTATTATCACCATCTGGGTGGCTAAATTCTAGTATATGCCGTTATATAAAACAGTAACGCTCGAGCAATTGAACGAAGCACTGGCCACCTCGGAGTACACCATGGACTCTACGTTCATAAGAGACAAGGCGACCAAGGAGATCGTTTATCGATTTCAATTCTACTCGGCCCAGACACCTTTCTGCTGCGGTATGAATGAATTAGGGGACTTCGCCATGTACATGGGAGAAGATAAGGCAATGACCAAGCTACTGAACATTCAGATACCTAAGGACCCGGAGAGTCCTCAATACACGGCTATGGTGTGCCTGATAGCCAGCAGATTACGTAGCTGGTATGACAACCTTCAGCAAAAAGGCTACGAGCATTACAACTCGAAAAACGACAAAGAAGTAGAAGAAGTGAAAGGTTACCCTCTTCATTATGGCGTGATGATCAATACCGCAGGATATGGTATATCTCTCCTTATCGACGAGGCACTGACTCGCATGACAGACCTGTTCACAATCGTTCATCAGGCCGCTAATCCTAATAGTGGTAACATAATTACAACTTATTTCGCAAAGGTATAAGATTTATTTGGAAGTTCCGAATAGTCTTTGTACTTTTGCGAGATGGACAAATTTGTAATATATGACCTAGAAACTCTAGGCAACCTCTTTACCGGCTGTTTCTTAGATTACAGCAGCGGGAAGAGAAAGCAGTTTATCATACATAAAAGTCAGAATGATTACGAGGCGTTAATGAAGTTCCTTTATTATACGCGGAGTGAGAATTACTATCATGTAGGATTTAACAACGTCGAATTTGACGGTCAGATCATAACCTATCTGTATAACAACTATGAGCATTTCAAGGGGTTATCGGGTGAGGCGCTGGCACGTTTGATAAAGGCTAAGTCGTCGGAAGTGGTCACTGTTCCTGACAGGGAACGGTGGAAAGTGATAATTCCCGAGGGTAGACAATCCCATCGGCAATTGGATTTGTACAAGCAGAAGCACTACGACGGTAAGGCCAAGAAGACGAGCTTGAAGTGGCTTGAGTTTACGATGAGAATGCAGAACATAGAAGAGATGCCTCTTCGTCACGACGCAGAAGTGACTGATGAGCAGATCGGTAGCATTCTGGCATATAACTGGAACGACGTTGAAGCAACAGAGCAGTTTTTTAAGCTAAATAAGTTTGAGACCGATCTGCGTCTCAAATTGTCAGAGAACTTCAAACTTCCCCTCCTCAATGCTTCGGAGCCCCGTATGGCTCGGGAGATACTGGCTAGTCTGTTGGCTGAGGACTCAGGGAAGGAAGTGAAGGAAGTGAAGGAGGGAAGGACATTCAGGAAGGAAGTGCATCTGGGTAAGTGCATCATACCCCGTGTTCAGTTCCATGGCAACGATTTCGATGGTCTCATAGCAAAGCTGAAGCAGACCACCGTGAATCCTGAAAGCGAGAAGGGTACGAAAGACGTATTCTCGTATTCCATGAACTACAAGGGTATCAACATCGACTATGGTGTTGGGGGCGTCCACGGGACGTCCGGCAGTGGCATCTATACCTCAGATGACGAATACGTGATCAAGACGGTGGATGTGAAGTCCTTCTATCCGAATATGATCATTAACTACGGATTTACACCAGCCCATCTTGGGGCGACGTTCTCCAATAGATACAAGTGGTTCTACACTGAACGTACCAAATACGGGAAGAAGGACCCCATTAACTATATCTTCAAGATCATCCTAAACAGTACATACGGGCTGTCCAACGATAAGAATTCCTTTATTTATGACACGCTTGTCACGATGAAGACTACTATCAATGGGCAGTTGCTCCTTAGTATGCTGGCCGAAAGCTTATCGGGAATCCCAGACAGCAAGCTTATTATGATGAATACTGACGGTCTCGAAATCCGAATACGTCGTAAGGATGAACAAGAGTTTAATCAACGTTGTAGGGAATGGGAGAAAAGTACAGACCTAGAGTTAGAGCATGACGAGTACAGTAAGATTATCTTGAGTGACGTTAACAACTATATTGGAATATTTTCCCCAAGGAAAGCAAAGACAGAGGAAGACTGGCTTAAACTCAAAGAAGACGAGCCCTACTATTTGTTTGAACGCAGAGAGGATGGTTTTTACTATCAGCCCACGAAGCTGAAGGGTCGTTATGAGATTAAGATGGATTGGCATAAGAATCCTTCTGGTATGATTATCACGAAGGCCGTGTACAACTACTTTACTCAGGGTACTCCTGTTGAGGAAAGTGTGCGCGGGTGTAACGATTTCTTTGATTTTTGTATCGGTGTGAAGAAGAAGTCCGACTTTGAGATTGTTTTGTGTCTCGTTAGGGACGGCATCCCTGTTGAAGAAAAGCAACAGCGAGTGTGTCGATATTATATCTCTTCTGAGGGGGGTAAACTCGTTAAAGACTACGGCATGGCTATGATGCCTATCTCGAACAAGTGGGGAGAGGTAACGCATCATGAACTACGCCGTAGAACGACTTCGATAGAGGCTTTAGCCTTGGTAACACCGGCAAACCGTATTAGTGATCTATCAATTCCTTCAGGTCTGAATTATAATTATTATATTTCAGAGGCGCAGAAGGAGATAACCAATACCATAGGGAGAAATCAACTAGCCCTATTTTAGAATGGAACATGTAACAAAAGATGAAACGATTTGATTAACGAAGAGAGAAGAGTAATTCAGTTGGAAGCGTTAGATGCCCTTAGGAATAATAACTTTAAGGGCATTATCATTCTACCAACTGGTACAGGTAAGAGTTGGGTTATGATTGAGGCTCTCAGAGAAGTCTATAAGCCGGGCATGCGTGTCTTGTATACGTGTGACAGTAGAAGGCTACGTGACAGCGATTTCAATAAGGAGCTTGAGAAATGGAATGCAGATGAATTTTGTGGCATTATAGAGAAGCAATGTTATGCAGCCGCCTATAAGAAGGAAGGACAGTATTACGACATTCTCCTCGCCGACGAGGGAGACTACGGATTAACTCCGGAATATTCTAAGTTGTTCGCCAACAACACATTCGAGCATATCATTTTCGTATCCGCAACGCTTGAGCCGTCTAAACGGCAGATAGCCAAGGGGATAGCGCCTATAGTCTACGAGAGAAAGCTTAAGGAGATAGAGGACGATGGGGTGGTAAACAAGTCTCAGTTTTGGTATGTGCCTTATCTGTTGAATCCAACAGAGAATGCCATGTACGTCGAGTACAACAATCGCTTCAGGCATTTGTTGAATGAGAAAAATGGACATGTTATAAATGATCCTCCCCGATCTAGGAAACAGATTGACAGCGACTTGAAATTTTTATCGTTTGAAAGGCTACATTTTCTTGCTGGTTTGGAAAGTTCTGCATATATTTGTGGTAAGCTTATCGCTGACATCCAGAAAAGGGATGAAAACGCTAAGATGCTGATATTTTGTGGACTCACAAGTCAAGCTGATAAGGTGTCTATGTACACTTATCACGGAAAGAGTAAGGAAACGAATTGGTTGGACGCATTCAACCACAACGAAATCAAGGAGTTGGCAGTTTGTGGAAAGATCGATAGAGGGATTAATTTAGAGGGAGCCAACACTGTTATCATGGAGAGTGTCACATCCAGTGAGACCAAAATGATTCAGAAGCTGGGTAGAGGTAAGAGGTTGGCAGTAGACGAGGTTCTCCAAGTCTATTTTCCCATACCGTACTTCAGACCTGTAAGGGACGCACACGGTAAACCCACCATCGTACTACAGAAGATTCATAAAGCTTGCGCTAAGATAGGCATTGGAAACGCTAAGACGTACATACTAAAACTGGACAATGGATAATTTGGAGATTCAATTTAACAGCAACATTATCAAAAAGATAAAGTCGCTAAACTTTCAGGTAGATCAGATTGGGTCTGTCCTGTTTACTCTGTTTGCATTATACGAAGGTCGTCTGGATTTGCTGGATGAGTTCGATGATTATAACAAGCAGAGGCGCGCATTCATTCTTTACACAGAGTTGGAAATGAGGGATTTAGTCGATCGGGATTACAGCGCTGAGGCAGATTCACCTCACTTCAGTCTAAGTAAGGATGGGATAGAGCTTGTGGAGTATATCAAGGGAGAATTTGCAATTACGCAGCAGCAGGTCACGAGTGAAATGGTAGCTGTGGCAGGCGTTACGCCTGAGTCCCTTAACGTCGATCCTAATGATCCCATCAATTGGATCGATGAGTGGATAGATATATTCCCGAGGGGGGTTAAATCGGGTGGAAGGCTGCTTAGAGGAGATAAGAACTCTTGTATGCGAAAGATGAGGGTATTTGTTAAGGAGTATTCCTTCAGCAAAGACATCATTATGAGTGCTACAAAAGCCTATATTGAGAGCAAGAAAGCAGACAACTTCAACTATACCCGGTGTGCCGTGTACTTCATCTACCGAATTGAGGGTAACAGTATCCATAGCAAGATCAGCGATCTAGCTACGTGGTGCGAACAGGAGGTACATGAGTCTACAGAACCCCGCAGAAATTCCGAAAGTAACCTTGAATTTATGGCATAATGAGTCTATTCCAAGACGTTCTGCAAAACATTGAGCAGAAAGCTGATACGAAACGTTCTGGTGGATGGAATGGTATACCCTATCCATACCCCAGATTCAGCGAGTTCATGCCCTCTATTGACAAGGAACAGGTGATCTGTATAACATCGTTCACCGGCGCTGCAAAGAGTAAATTCCTGCGGCACACATTCGTAAATCATCCATATGAGTTTTCGAAGGTCAATGACTATCCGGTCATCATAGACTACTATGCGCTGGAAGACAGCAAGGAGAAGGTTTACAAGAACATTCTCTGTAACTTAATGTTCAGCAAGTACAAACAAAGGGTGTCAACTTACGATCTGGATTCCAAATTCAAAGCTCTGTCTGGTGATACGATAAAGACGCTAAAGGCGGCTGAGACGCATATGCAAGACTACAGCAATTGTGTGAGGATAAAGGATCATATTACCCATCCCTATGGCATCTATCAGGACGTTTTAAAGACAGCAAGCGAACTTGGAGAGATTCACTGGAAAGAAGTGGACTATGGTAAAGGTGATATGCGTAAAATCATCACGGGATTCACCTATAAGAGCCCAGTTCACTGGATGCTTATATGTGATAACCTGAATAACATTGATAAGGAAAAGCACCACTCCGATAAAAAGGAGGCAATGGACAATTTCGTACAACGGGATTGTAGGCTAATCTACTCGAAGATATTCAAGATGACTTGCGTGATAGTTCACCAGCAAGCCTTAGAGGCTGAGCGCCAGCAGTTTACCAACGCCGGGGGATCGATTATCGAGAAGATCAAGCCGTCTTTAGCGAATCTGGGTGGAACGAAGGAAGTGGTTAGAAGCTACCATCTGGTGCTTTCCCTCTTCAATCCGTCCAAGTTCAAGATAGAGACATATCGTGGGTACGAAATCAAACTTTTGGGAAACAACTTTAGAGAACTGGAAATCCTCAAGACCAACGAGGGCATGGAAAACGTGTCTGTACCGCTGTATTTTGATGGAGGCGCAGAAATCTTCAGGGAACTTCCCCATTCCGAGAAACAGAAAGAGGAACTGAATAAGTTCTATCAATGGCTTGAAAATGACCGCTTAAGCCAGAAAACAAAATCATTATTATTCTAAACTACGTAACGTGAAAAAATTATATTTCGCATACGGCTCTAATCTCTTTCTCGATAAGCTCGAACTAAGAGCAGGGAAAGTGAGAATCTTGGGTCCTTATAGCATATACGGATGGAAACTGGCGTTTAATGCTGGCGTTGGTCAAAACTGTTTCGCAAACATCATTCCCACCGGTAAATATACCGATGTCGTTGAGGGAATGGTTTACGAATTGACAGACGATCAGCTAGGTATGTTAGACGACTTTGAGGGAGCTCCTCAGTGCTATACTCGCATGATTCAACGCTTTGGCAGTGAAGAATTGCATGTGTATGCTGCAATCAATCCCAATTATCAGCACAAAGTTGACGCAGGTAAGGCCATATTCCCTAGCAAATCTTATATCCAGACGATGTTAGAAGGAGCCAAACGCTGGAATTTGAAGCGTTTAGTAGCACTTCTCGAAGCAATGGAGCCCCTGTGTCCCGAGAAAGGATTTCTATCCTTCGCTGAGATAGGGAATGTAGAATATAAGGAACGCTTAAAACGGACTTTAAGGCGCAAGAAAAAGGTAAGAGTGAGGGAAGTAAAAAATAAATAACAATTTCGTTGGTGAATTGAATAATTCTATTTACATTTGTAAATAAACCAACAAAAATGTCGAGACTTGTATTAGTAATGGGTGAGGCTGGCTCTGGTAAAAGTACCAGCATCCGCACCTTGGACCCAAAGGAGACGTTCATTTTCAACTCCTTAGGTAAAGACTTGCCATTTAGGGGAAGTGCAAAGCAGTATACTTATTGGGATAAGGAGAAGAATCCTGCTGGTAATGTATTGCAGACCACAAACGGGACGGTTGTAATCCAATGGCTCAATTTCATCAGCCAGAAGATGCCGCATATCAAGAACATCATTATAGATGATAATACCCACCAGAGTTCAATGGAGTACATCCATAGGATGAAAGAGGAGGGTTGGAATAAGTTCAATGATATTGCGTATAACATGGTAACTATAGTGGAGACAGCATCCAAGCTCAGAGATGACTTGGTAGTGTTTGTCCTCCATCACGTAACCGTGGAAGGTGACGGGATTGTCTCTGATAAGAAGTACAAGGCCCAAACCATCGGAAAGGTGGTAGATCAGAAGATGTCATCGTATGAATCCTTTTTCCCCATCGTGTTCTTAGCTGAGAAGGCTAAGACCAAAGAAGGGGACGTAGAATATTTTTTCTTGACAAGGGACGCAGGATCAACAGCAAAAACCCCAATGGGGATGTTTGAGGACATGAGAATACCAAACGACCTCGGCGCAATACGCTCTAGGATCGTACAGTATTATACAGAAGAAGCATAAAAACAAAAAGAAGAAGAAAAATGAGTCAAGAAGTAGCAGTAGATTTTGGTAAGGTGGACGCAGCAACAGAAAGCGCTTACCTTGCACCCGGCATGTATCGTTTAAAGGTTGACATCGATGGCCTAAAAGTAGTGGCTCCCGATGGTAAAACTGCATATCTCTCGGTAAAGTTCGTTGACCAGAACGGCAACGGCGTTAACGAGAAGTTTTTCCTGACCGCTAAGGCTATGCCCCGGTTGCAGTATCTGCACGAGGCATGGTTTAGCAAGAAACTGGACAAGACCTTTACGAGTTTCGTACAGGTTGGTGAATATTTCGCATATGCCCTAGCCCAGAAACCCATCACCAAACCAATGGTTGTTGGTGGTAAAGTAACACCGGATGGTAAGTTCTTCTCCGGCCTTCCTTATTCCGGTTTTGTAATCGTGGATGAGAAAGACTTTGAAGAAGGCGCATTCGAAAAAGGTTCCGATCAGTACAATAAAGTTGTGCAGATTCAGAAGCCCAATCCTGCAGTCGCTAATACCGACGCCGCTATGTTACCCGAAGCCCAAGCTGGTGGCTATAAACCCGTAGAGATTGCCGGTGGCAATCCATGGGATTAACTTTTTAGGCGTAGCGTTAGTTTTAGAATGACTAAAGGTCCTGATGTTTCTACATCGGGACTATTTTTAACTACAACAAATAAATAATAACTTTTATGGATACCAAGAACATTAAACTTGACGAATCTACAGCGAAAAAGCTGTATAAAACAGCATCTCCGGAGCTCAAGGTAATTCTGGAAGAGAACTTCACCAAAAAGGCACTTTCCTCTGACGTCAGGGATCGCATTAATACTCTTGAAGACGTATTTGCGGAACTTGGCACGACTCGTTTAGCCATTGTGCCGTGGGGAGAGCCAAAGAATAAGAAGCAGAAGTCGCAAAACGCTTTTGCTATCATTCAGGCCATCACCGAAGCCTATAATGAAGGTCCTGAAACAAAAGTGCTGGATTGGACCAATCGCACTCAACCCAAGTATTACTTGTGGTTCGAAAAGAGGGCTCATGGTGGGTGGGTGTTTGACGCGGTGGATGGCTACTACTACTGCCATGCTCGCATGGGTGCTGGATCGTATTTTTCAAAACGTGAAAACGCGGAAGACGCCTATAAGAAATTCAGCAGTGTCTGGATAGACTATCTGCCCGAATAAGTTTATATTTACCGACTCATAGTGAGTGATTATGATTGATTTTAACCAAGTGGGAGTGGCACAAAGCCTTACGGCTAGTTTTATACTATCTCGGGTGTCTGAAGAGCAGATACTTTTCATGTATCATGGTCATTTCACTCTTGGGAAATCTTTCCCTTCCAAACTCCGTAAGGATGGAAATGCTTCCGCAGGCTTCTATATAGGAAAGACAGGGAAGTTAATGTACCACGACTTTAAGACAAATGAGCATCTCAATTGCTTTCAGTATGTGGGACAAGCACTTCACTTGAATTTCAATGAGGTACTACATCGTATAGCAAACGATTTCGGTATCTTAGGTGGAACCCCTACGAGCTTAGCGCAAGCGGTAATCGACGCCGGTGTGAAGTTCGATAGAGAGTCAAAGAAGGACACCAAGATTCAATTCATCCCCGGTCAATGGACGGATAGCCGTCTCAGGTACTGGGCTCAGTATGAGCTCACCAAGGAGGAATTGGTCTCGGAAAACGTCTTTCCAGTGGCCTCATTATTTGTTAATAAGGTGGAAATGAGGAGCTTAGATGAGCTCTGTTTCGCCTATCTCGTAAAGGCTGACAAGAAGCAGGAGAATCCCTACATAAAGATATATTCTCCCTATTCAACGTCGATGAAATGGCTTTCGAATGTACCATTGACTGTTCCTTTCGGCTTAGATACACTGTCATATGGGTCAAACCATGTGATAGTGACTAAGGCGAAGAAAGATATGATGGTGCTACGAAAACTGTTCCCATCAGTAATTGGCACACAGAACGAGTCTACATCCTCTCTCACAGATGAGATAGTTAAGCATTTGTGCTTCAATTTTCCTCGTCGTACCATTATCTGGGATAGTGACGAGACGGGAGTAGATAACTGTAAGAAGTTCAACTCTAGGGGTTTTGGCTATTTTAATACGCCTAAATCTCTACTAGAGCAAGACATTAAAGATGTCTCAGACTTCGTTAAGGCTTTTGGCCTTAAAGCTTTGGAGAATTTACTCAAAGAAAAACAAATATTGTGAGCAACAATATATATGATGCCTACACTGATGAACAGCTTCGCGACGCCCTGAAGGAGGGAGAAATCTATCTCAGATGGTCCCGCAACCTCTGGATCGTGTGGGACGATGACAAGCAGGATCGGGTTGAGAAGCAAGTTGGCGACATAACTCGGGAACTTAGAACTCGTCAGGCAGCCAAACTAAATAAAGAAGTATACACATGAGTTTTTATACAGAAGTTAAGGGTATCGACGTCCTGATTCACGATACCAACTTACATGCATCAGGAATGCGAGCCTGCATTGCTAATGTAATACACGCTGCCGATAGACTTCCTGAAAGCGAACAAAGGAACGATATCCTAAGGAACATTCGAAGGATTGAAGCAAACTCCAAAGCATATCAAATGGTCATTGACAAGTACTATACTACCGCAAAGGAGCAGTACGAAGCCAACAAATATCAAGGAGAACAATAATGAGTCAACTCGAAAAACGATTTGAACCGGGGTGGTGGCATTTGCTGGCACCCTTTTTCTTTGCACCTAGTGGTGGTTATACTCCCGAGTTCAGTACAATATCACACTCTCTTGTGGATTGGGTAACGACGGGTAAGAATATTACGCCAAAGTTCGAGGACACATTCAGGGCATTCAAAGAATGTCCCTATCATAAGCTGAAAGTGGTATTGCTGGGCCTCGATCCCTATCCATCAAAGGGAATAGCAGATGGTTTGGCTTTCTCAGCAAAGGATCATAGCTTAGACCCTCCTAAGAGCCTTCTCCATATGATAAATGCGATAGAGAAGGATGTTTACGGAGGGTTTGCTATTGGATTCAATGAGGAATACACAAACACAGATTTAACTCGATGGGCCAAACAAGGTGTACTTCTACTAAATACAGCATTGTCCACCACAATTGGTGCGACAGGGGCTCATTTAGAGATGTGGGCGCCATTCACTCGCTTCGTATTCAAGCAATTACGCGAGAATAACTCAGGAGTGATATACATTCTACTCGGAGGTAAAGCCAAGCAATGGGCTGCTGCCATCGATAAGGATAAAAACTATATATTAACAGCATCGCATCCAGCTTCCGTTTGCTATAATGGCAAGAAGGAATGGGACTGTGAGGGTGTGTTCTCGGGTGCCAACGCAATCCTAGAAGAGCATATGGAAACTCCAATAAAATGGTAGGAGAACAAGAAGGCCGTTTCCTTGCCAAAATGAGGAAAGTGATTCTCGCAGATAAAGAGCTACCTATAGGGAGGGAAGAATGGGCTTGAGTCCTAAGAGTCACTCATTCAAACTCCGAAAAGAAGAATTAACCAGCTTCTAAAACCAAGTTCGCTACACTACAAAATTATTAAAATGAACGTAAGACAAGAAGACGGAAGCGTGTTGATGGCCGTATATGGCACTCTGCGCGAAGGATTCGGTAATTGGCGTCACTATCTGGACAATGAACATTGCCAGTTGCTCGGCGTGATGAAAACCGAGCCCATATTCACCATGATCAGCTTGGGAGGTTTTCCCGGTATTTTGGAGAACGGTAAGACAGCCATGACAGTGGAAATATTCCGGGTTAATTCCACGGAGGTTGAACGTGGTCTGGATAGGCTGGAAGGCTACCCGAGCTTCTATAACAAGACTACAATTGAGACTCCATGGGGCATTGCCAACATGTATATCCTGAATGCAGGAGACCGTTACAATGATGGTCGTTCCATAGTCGAAAGCGGGGACTGGAAGGAGTACTGTCAGGAACGTTACAAATCTCATAACCAAAAAGTCGAAGCCAATGTTTCCTAAAGAATTCAAGAACGATGCCGTTTGGAGCATCTCTACCCATCAGGGGATCAAGGTATTTTCGGACTGGAATAACTTGACAATCATCAAGTATATAGTCAAGCATGGCGTGGCCAAGTTCCTTGATTTTGATGATGGAGCGTCCTTCCCCAACTACACCGATAAGAGAATCTCGGGTAGACCTCAGATTGCGCATGCTGTGTCGTGTTGCGCGTTCACTCAGGATTCCAACTCCTTTTACCTGTTCCCGATTCACAAGCGCGAACTTGAAGCTGTAAGGCTGGAGGGTGACGATCTGATCCGCTATATCAAAACGCTAAATGACATGAAGGTGGGCTTCAAGTACAAGTACTTTGGAGAACAACCTGTTGGCTCTATCGGCGGACAGTGGGTGAAGAAGGCAGATGGTAACGGTACGTATCCTATCCCCATCTATAAGGGAGAAAACAACTTCCATTGGATAGGGGTTCCCAAATTCGTCAATAAGAACGAAGACGGTACTGTAACTAATGGTTGGATGGCTCAGCCCTACCTACATTGGATATTCTTGCGGTATCTGCTCAACGTTCAGACCGGACAGTGGGCTAGCTACAAGGATGATCGTCATCTTGTCACAACAAATGCCTTTGGGGATGTCATAAATTATCAAACCAAGGCATATTACAATATCCCGAGGCTGATGATGTATTTGATCGACGAGCTTCACATGGACCCGTTCCGCGCTATGATGTACACGCAGGCCGCAGGTCCGTGGAATTCGGGTTGGGGCATGACATTCAGTGATTTCGGGTCTGTCAAGCACAAAAGCTATCATCCGCATGTTGGCTTGACAAAGGATCAATTCAAGCAGTTATGGGCTGCTCGCAGTTACCAAGGCACTATGAATGGTACATTCTGCGGTTTAAATACGCAGGGCAATGTAGCCACCGCAAACGGGTGGAATCTCGAAGCCAAGCATAATCCGGACGAGAGCAGCAAACTCTTCTACGCAGGACAGATCAAGGAATTCGTTGAGTATCTGGACGGGTGTTACGGTCTCAAAAGTCTTAAAGCCAAAAAAGCAACGGTAAATGGCACAAAAGCAATCCGCAAGGCAGTCGTCAAAAGAAAAGCGCCTGTTAATAAATAATCCCACTGTGGGAGCCGACATCGAAGTATTCTTACAGGACAAGGACACTAATGCAATTGTCAGTGCTGAAGGAATTATAAAGGGGGCTAAACATGCCCCCTTTAAGTTTCTTGAGGGTGACGACTTTTTCGCCACTTCACTGGACAATGTAATGGCAGAGTTCTGTATTCCACCTGCCAAGACAGCCAATGATTTCAAGGAGTATATCTCCTATGCCATCAGCTGGATTAACGGCTTCATTCCCAAGAATTTGCAAACCTTAGCATCTCCGGCTGCTCGGGTAGACGGTAGATTCTTACAGACGGAGAACGCTAAGCTCTTCGGTTGTGAGCCTGACTTTAACGCATGGGAGTGGGGCGATCAGAATGAGAAACCTTGTCCTACAGGGGATTTGCGCAGTTGTGGTGGTCATATCCATATCGGGTATGAGAATCCTAAAGGCGACACAAACCTTGAGCTTATTCGTATCATGGACATTTTCCTCGGCTTGCCAAGCATTCTACAAGAGCCTGACAATGAGAGGAAGAGCCTGTATGGAAAGGCTGGTGCATTCCGGCATAAAACGTATGGTGTTGAATATCGAACGATAAGCAATTACTACGTGAACAGTCCGCGATTGATGGAATGGGTGTATAATAACACCTTGGAAGCCATCGACTTCGTAAACAAGGAACAACACATTACCCCTGAAGAAGGTCAAGCTGTACGCCACGCTATCAACTCTAACGATAAGAAGCTGGCGGATATGTTGATCGGCTACTATGGGGTTAAACTGGCAGCATAATGAAAACCAGCATAATAATCGCTTATACAAGGGCAGAGGTGGAAACGATCCTTCAGGACGATTATAACAAAAGGATGGATAAAAACCATTCTTTGAAACTCGTAGACCAGACAGACCTACCCAATGGGGTTGAGCTAAAGCTGGTTATGTGGAACAAAGATGAAGTACCTTTCCCGATAATATCGTCGGTCCCACCAAGCATGTAATGGCATACCAAAGTGGTGTCCATTAAAGAAACGTCCCTATAAGCACACCACAATCATCACATTATGATTACCATATTAGTCGGGCGCGATGGAAGGCCCTCCATGAAGAAGGTTTACGCTTCCATGAAAAGCGAAGCTATTTTGACTGTCCGGAGAATCCCTCCGCGCACAAAGAAAGCCTATCTCCGCTTGTACACAGCCAACAGTATTGACAAATTCGCCAAAAAACCTGTAGATGAGCTCACACTTGCAAGCAATAAGATTATCCGATGGGGTAATAGAATTGAGGGGTCCACAGATAAGAGTACGATTGTCTACAACAAATCAGAGGCAATTGCAAAAGCTACGAATAAAAAGCTTAGTCGGCAACTCTTCCTCGAAGGAAAGGTCCGGACTCCTGCTCTCGTCTCACCCGAAACCGTAAAGGAGAATCAGTATCCCATCATCGCAAGACCATCAACGCATGCAAAAGGTAAGAACTTCGTTATACTGCGGAATGCAGCGGATTTCGCCAGCCATTACAATACCAACGAAAAAGCTGGCTGGTACTATTCCGAATTTATCAATAAGGAACGGGAGTTTCGGGTCCATTGTGCTCACGGTAAGATTCTTGCTGTTATGGAAAAAGCTAAGGGCGGCGATAAAATCGCATGGAACCGGGCAGTCACCGGTGAGCCTTTCACTCGCCTTTCCGTGGAAGATTATCCATTTAGTGTCTGTTTCCAAGCACTTAAAGCTTGTAAAACGCTTGGTCTTGACTTCGCGGGAGTTGATGTCTTACTCTTCGGGAAAGAAGGCTTCGTGCTGGAAGTCAATACAAGCCCAACGCTTAACTCAAGCGATTTCGTGAGCGTTCAGTACGCCAAGTACTTTGACTGGCTTAATCGCGAGGAAAAGAGGCGTAATCACTGGGATTTCACGAAGTTCGAGAAAGCAGGCAGTTTCCAGTGGAAGAATTTCCAGCTTATGGACACAGAGAACAAAGGAAAAGAGGCCCAAGAAGGCTAATGTAACAATTTATTAAATATTATTTCTAATGTTAGGAACATTGTTAATCCAATTATGGATATTGGGACTATTAATTAGTTCCATTCTCACTTATAAGCGAAGGCCGACTGCATTTTATTGCGGTATTTTTGGAGCGTCCCTGAAGCCCAAAGTAATGGATCATGGGATGACTAAGGCTGTAATGGCCAAGCTAAAAATCCTTGGTCTCTATAATGAGTCCCGAGGTCGTCACTCGTGTGGCATCTTTTCGAACGATACCTTAGTGAAAGGTGTCAACGAAACCAAACTGTTTTCGACGTTCATAGCCAAGCAAAATTTACCCGAGCCTGACAAGGGTGGTAATTACACCATGATCGGCCATACCAGAGCAGCAACTCACGGTGAACATACCGCAGAGAATGCCCATCCGTTTATGGTTGAAGATGAGTTTATCTTGGCTCATAATGGCGTCATTCGTAATATCTGGTCTCTTTGTAACAAACATCAGGTAAACCACACCGGTATTCATGTGGATAGTCTTGGTTTGGCTCATCTGATACACAAAGAAGGTTTTGCAATTCTGGGTGAGTATGAGGGTTTTGCAGCGTTGCTTATGAGTAAACGCAGTGAGCCTAACTCCCTGTATGCGTATCGCGGGGCCTCGAAGAGGTATTCCACCGGAGAAGTGGAGGAAGAAAGACCATTATTCTATCTCCAATGTGAGGAGGGATTTTACTTTTCAAGTCTTTACGAGTCTTTGCAGGCTATCTCTGATAACTCCAAGGATTCGCTCAAGCAATTGGAAGCGAACACCGTGATCAAGTTTACAAATGGCATCATGACGAAAGTCAGGATTCCCGTTAACAGGGACACGATAAATTATGGTGTTTACCATTCAAGTTCCTCTTCCCCATCCAAACTGGGGACCACGAGTACGAGGACGTCTGGAACGACTGGTTCTACCAACAGTACGGCACATACCCATACTACGGATAGCGGGGGTACTGCTCGGGTTGGCAGCAGCTTTAGTTCTAGCTCTGGCTCTCCAATAAATAGCGTCTTTAAGAAGATCACTCCCCTCATCTGGTATGAAACATTACCTAAGAGGGTACAGAGGTATAAGGGTAAAAAGGGTCTGTTCTATCACATGGGCAGGTATTGGCTCGTTGAGGATGAAGCAATTACACTGGCTGATGGCTCTTATTATGCCAACACCAAAGGTGTAGTTTCCCAACATAAGGAGACCAAATCCCACAATTACTTCTTCCTACAAGGGGTTCTACTGAAGAGTTACAACGCCTATCAGAAAGCGAAAGCTGATGACAATCTCAAGGCTGGAATTTATAATTTCGCGATGTATGTGTCTCAGTACAGCGATCAGCCGGTGGGTAACTCCATGAAAGATATCATCGCCATGGGTGAGAACGGTAGCGACTTCGCTAAATATCGGTGGTATCAAAGCCAAACCATGTGTACCAACACAGGGTTCACGCCGAAGTTTAGCGACAGGAACTACACTATCCACGATGGTCTGCTGAGTGCTATTACGATTCAGCCGGGAACTGCAAAGGAGAAGACAATTGATCAAGA